CGGCTGCGCGTGTGCATTGCCGTGGCCGAGCGCCAGGGCCCGCACCAGTCGCACGCCCAAACGGAGCCGCAGCCATGAGCGCCTGGGTGCAGGGCGTGGTGGAAAGAACATTTCGCTGCAGCAGCATTACCCCGGCCGCGCCTGGCGTGGTGCAGGCCCAGGTGCGGGTGGTGATCCGCCAGCACGCCATGGCTTGCCCGCGCGTGCACGCCCTGCTGGGCTGCGGCTATGGCGAGGCGGGCGAGCAAGCCGCCACCCTGCTGCGCAAGCGCCTGAAGGCCGGCCGCGTCTGCACCGCGCAAGGCAAGTGGCTGGCGCCCCTGCAGCAAAGCATGGACCTGCTGCTGGTGGGCTGCCACCAGATCCATACGGATGAAGACGCGGCGCAAGCGGCGTGTGCGCCTGGCACAGACACCCTGAACGCTCCCAGCGCAGCCGCAGCTGCACTCTCATCATGAACCTCGACCCCATCGTCATCGGCCTGGCCGGCCACGCCGGCGCCGGCAAAGACACGGCCGCCGCGTACCTGGTGCAGCGTTACGGCTTCGTCCAGGCCGCCTTTGCGGACCCGATCCGCTCGATGGCCCTGTTGCTGCTGGAGGAGGCCGGCATTGACCACCGCTGGCTCACCGACCGCGCCTACAAAGAGCTGCGCATACCCGGCCTGGGCGTGAGCGCCCGCGCGCTGATGCAGACCATCGGCACCGAGGTGGGCCGCCACCTGCACCCCAGCATCTGGACACGCCACATGGCCTTGCGCCTGGGCCTGGCCGGCGCGGGCCTGCCCAACACCTTCCCGGTGCACGACCGCATCGTCATCAGCGACGTGCGTTTTGGGAACGAGGCGCACTGGGTGCGCCTGGTGGGCGGCAAGGTCATTCGCCTGCACCGCAACCAGGCCGTGGCCGTGCGCACCCACGCCAGCGAGGCCGAGCTGGTGACGCTGGCCGCCGACGTGGACCTGCACAACCACGGCGAGCACTTTGCCGGCCTGCACGGGCTGCTGGATGAGGCGATGGCTGACTGGGGGGTGGAGGAGCGGGCATGGCCACGGCGGCGCTGGTGGCCGTTGACAGCGAGGGAGGGCTGAGCTGATGCCCCGCGCTGTGCAGCGCACCAAGCGCACCAAAGCCTACCGCCCCCGCCCGGTCAACCCCGAGGCCCACCTGGTGGCCATTCAGGGCGTGGCCTGGCTGAGCCGGGACGACCAGACTGTGTGGGCCCTGACCATTGACGACGCCGTGCGCGCCGTCGCCCGCGGCCAGGCCAGCCAGGCGCACTGGAGCGAGATCTTCCACGCGGTCAACCTGGTGGAGCAGCTGGTCATCATGCGCAAGGCGCAAGACCCGCACGGCCTGGTGCAGGCCGCGCAAGACGCCTGTACGGCCATGCTGGACCGCCAGCGCGAAAGCGGCGTGCGCGCTGCGCGTGCTGCCGAGCTGGCCGCCCTGGACGCGCTGCGCGCGGGCTGGGTGGAGCTGATGAGCGGCATCACCCAGGCCGAGCGCTTCCAGGCTGGTGAAGCCGTGGCGCACCGCCGGCGCCGGGCGCTGGCGGGCGGAGAGCCGGGGGCCCGGCTGGTGCGCACACTTGAGCAAGAGCCCGCCTGATGTCACACCCCCACGGCACCCACCTGGGCGGCATCCGCACGCTGGAAGACTTGCGCATCCGCTGCGCGGTGGACGACGATACCGGCTGCTGGCACTGGCGCCTGAGCCAGTGTCATGGCGTGCCCAAGGTGCACGTCACGCACCCCGCCTTGCCCAGGCCCTGCCACATCATGCGCGGGCGCCGCGCTGCGCTGCTGCTGGCACGCGGGCGTGATCTGCCCGCCGGCCACGTGGCCTATGCGCGCCTGTCGTGCACATCGAAAGACTGCGTCAACCCCGCGCACTGCCAAAGCGGCGACCGCGACGCCCACGGCCTTTACCTGACCAAGAGCGGCCGGGTCAAGGGCCTGCTGAGCAAGGCCAAGGCCAGCCGCGCGATGTGGGACAAGCGCGGCCGCAAGGTCACGCCCGAGGTGCGCGCACACATCCTGGCCAGCGAGGCGAGCACATACGCCCTGGCCAAGGAACTGAGCCTGAGCCAGTCTGCCGTGTGGAGAGTGCGCCAGAAGGGCGCCGTGCACACCCCGCACCTTGCGCAGGCCAGCGTGTTCACGTGGCGGCCAGAGCTCGACCGGAAAGCCGCATGAGCCCCACCAAGCCCAGCGCCCACCGCGCCACCGCCCGCACCCTGGCCGAGCGCCTGCGCATCCTGGCGCATCGCGGCCACCAGGTCACGGCCAAGGACCTGGCCACCTTGGTGCGCGCCGCCGCGCTGCTGGAGGAACAAGGCACCGCCATTGACCGGCACCTGGGCGTGTACGGGCAGACGCTGGGGGAGCTGGTGGAGACAAGGCACCAGCTTGTGAGCATTCGGGAGATGTTGACCCAGGCGCTGGAAGGAAGTGAGACATGACCGTCAAGGCAGCACAACCCACGGGTACTGAGAACAACGAGTAACAGAAGAGAAGCCACCATGACCACCACCCAAAACCTGAGCAGCATCCAGGCGCAGATTGACGAGCTGCAGCGCAAGGCCCTGGAGCTGCGCACCACCATGGACGACCCCGAGCTGCCCGCCGCCTGGCGCAAGCTGCAGGCCGGCGCGAAGTGGTACCGCTTCGTGCAGCTCACGCCCTCGCAGGGCGAGCTTTTCCGCCAGGATGGCTGGGAGCCGCTCTACCGCCGCCAGCAGCGCATGGCCGAGATCAAGGCCCGCACGCTGGCCAGAGCCCACCGCGGCGTGGCGCTGGTGCGTGCGACTGAAGCGCACCACGGCATCCATTGATCGCACCCCAACCACCAACCCACCGAGACGACACCATGAGCCTGATGACGCAAGCGTGGCTGCTGGACAAATACGGCCCGCGCCTGAACGTGGACCAGATGAGCCAGGTGCTGGGCATGGCCCGCCACACCATCAACAATCAGATCAGCGACGGCAGCTTCCCCGTGCCTACCTACCGCGACGTGGGCAAGCGCTGGGCGGATTACCGGGACGTGGATGCGTACCTGGACAGGTGCCGCGAGGCGGTGGCGGCCGCCTAACGATGCAAGTCCTCTGGCCGCAGGTTGGTGTAGCGCCGCAGATGCCGCCAGTCCTTGTGGCCGGTCACCAGGGCCACCTGCTGCACCTCGTAGCCAGCCTCAAAGAGGCGCGAGGTGCCCTCATGCCGCAGGTCATGAAAATGCAAGTCTGGGATGGCCAGCGCCTGGCAAGCCCAGCGGAAATACTTGCTCAGCGTCTGCTCATGCAGCGGAAAGATCAGCTCACCATCGCGGGGCTGGCGTTGCAGCAGCGTCCAGGCATCGCCCAGTAGCGGGATCCACTCGTCGTTGCCCAGCTTGCGCCGGGGGTGCTTACGGTCACGCACCAGCACCAGGCGCTTGGCTTCATCCACATCGGCCCAGCACAGGCGCACGATCTCGCCGCGCCGCATGGCCGTCAGCACCGCAAAGCGCACCACGTCGGCAAAGGCCGGGCCGTGCTGCGCCTGCAGGTAGTCCACCAGACGCTGCAGCTCGTCCTCGGTCGGCCGGCGCTCGCGCTTGCCGCCGCCACCAATCAGCCCCAGGTGTGACAGCAGCGGCCGCGCCTGGCCCACCACATCTGGCAACGTGAGCTTCTTGGCCAGGGACGCATAACGCAGCACGGTGCCGAGCTTGCCGATGTCCATGTTGCAGGTGTAGGGCCCGGCGCCTTCGTCCTTGCGGGCTGAGCAGTAGCCCACCAGGTCTTGAGCGGTCAGCCTCAGCACATCACGCGCGCCGAGGTGGTGCTCCAGGTGGTTGAGCGTGTAGTGCTCGGTCGAACTGTCGCTGATGGGCCGCGCCTGGTCGCGCAGCTCTCGGTAGGTCCTGATCAGGTCGGCCAACAGCACCACGCGGCTCACAGCGGCCGCTGGCGAGCCTGCGCCAACCTGCCCTCGATCGATGTCAACCTCCAGCTGCCGCGCCCAGCGCTCGGCTGCCGATTTGGTGGTGAAGGTGCGCGTGTAGACTAGCTGCCCCTTGCGCCGCACCTGCGCCCGCCACTTGCCCTTGACCTCGATGATGCTAGCCACAGCGCCCCGCCTTTGCTGACCCAAGTGCTACCGATAGCACTCGGTAGCAGTGAGGGATGGAAACGGGGGGATTGTGGGGCTGGTTGGAGGGTAAGTGCTAGAGGAAGAGCATGGTAGGCTCGGGGGCAGCCCGCCGTAGTTCAATGCGCGGAATTCCCTCTTAGGGACTCACGCGGTAGCAATTTTGGTAGCAGTCAGGCTAGCTTTTGGCCAGGAGCGCGGTCTTCGCGGCTGACCCTGCCGAGCTGCCAAAGTAGTACGCCACCACGCTGGCCCAGGCGCCGCCAAGGGCGCCCAGCATGACCAGCAGGGCGTCACCGCCGGCCTCGGGCTTGCCTTGCGCCAGCAGCCAGCTCAGCACCCCAAAGAAGCCCACCGTGATGCCGATGGCCAGCAGGCGCGGGGTCCAGGTGTCGCCGCTGGAGGCCTCGCGGTTGCGGGCGCCGTCGCGGTCGGCCTGGTGGATGCGCTCAAGGTCGATGTCTAGCTCGCGCATGCGCACCTGGAAGGCCTGCTCGGCGGCCTTGAGCTTGGCCAGGGCATCGGCGCCGCCCAGGGTGACGGCTTGGGCCAGGTCGGCCTCGCTGCCGTCGGGCCGGCCCAGCAGGGCGTCAGACAGCGCGGCGGCGGCCACACCGGCCAGCGGGCCGCCCAGGGCGGTGGCCAGGCCAGGCGCCACGGCGCCGACGATCTTCTTCCAGTCGAAGTCGGGCATGGCTCAGGCGTCCATCAGGTCGGCGATGCGGCGGGCCCAGCCGCGGCTGAAGGCGGGCCAGTTGGTTAGGCCGGTCATGAAGCGCAGGCGCTGGGCGAGCAGGCGCAGCTTGAGGGCCTGGTTGTCTTGTGCGTAGGCGGCGGCCAGGGTTTGCGGGCCGATGATGCCGTCGGCCTCGACGCCCAGGGCGCGCTGCAGCCACAGCGTGGCCTGGCGGTGGCCGCTGTTGACGGCAGCGTCAAACATCAGGTAGCGCACACCGGGCGGCAGATCGTCGGCGCGGATGGG